GTACACTGGATCGGCAATCAAGTCTCTGACCTTACGACCAAACCTCACGGCAAGTTCTGTATTCATCGTGGCTTGGATAATCTTGAGTTTTGGATTACGTCCCAAGAACCACGAGGGCATGAGATAAGATGCCATCTCTGACTTCGAGTGTCTTGGCGGCATGTTTACAATCAGTCTCTTGAGTTTGCCTTGGGCGATTAGCTCCAATTTTTCTGCAATGATTTTATGATGGCTTCCAACGATAAAACCCTCATATACATGTTGGGCATAATCCAAAAAATTTTCTTGTGCTTTTTCACGGGTGTCCAGTTTGTTTTTCTGTTGCTCTAGCAGAAATACTTCTTGTAACACCTCTTTGGGTAACGCATCTAGTGACATGTCCCAACGATAATATATTTGAATGAATTTATCAACCCAACAAGTATATATACATATAGTAACACCACACCCTTGTTTTAGGGGGGTGGGGGGTAAAAGGTGCTACGAGTCGCAAGAGTAATCTATAAGTAACCCTTTATCAGTTGCGACTCGTAGCACCTTTTCTTTTCCTCGGTTTGGTCGGCAGAAGGGGGGAAGCTAAAAGGGACTGAAGTTCGCAAAGCGACCACTCCGTTACTTCAGTCCCTTTTCATGCTCTGAGAGGAGTCGCATCTAGATGCGACTCCCTTGGTTAAATGTGCTTGATCTTTTCTTCTAGCTTACTATCTTTGTACTCGCTTCTGATAGCTTCTAGAAGATCCTCGAATCTTTCTTCGAGGGAAGAGATCCTTGATTGAAGATCGTCAACCATGTGATGGTCTTGGATCTTATCTTCAACGACTTCATCCACTTGCTCGTGAATCAAATCGTTGATCATATCTTCGATTGTATTCGCCATACTTTTCTCCTTTCGTTAATTATGTTATATAAGAATATATGGGATTTGTCTATTGCTTTATGGGAAAATATATATTTCCATTTTGGAAACAATAAATGCTTGACATATAAGATAGAATGGGATATATTATATTCAACGAAAGGAAAATAAAATGAAAACAGAAATACCAGAAACAATAAAAAAAGAATGGGAAGATCTTCAAGATATTGATCTAGCCGAGTTTATTCTTAAGGCTTACAATGAAGGCAATATCTGTGGGGGAGATCTCGCACACTTCATCAACGACAATGTGTATTACGAGAATGGTTCTCTTTACACATCATCAACCAAAGTAATGAAAGACTTTTTAGAGGAACATTATGAAAAATAAACACAAACAAAATCGTAAAGGCAAACGAGCCACTTTCAAAAAAATCAAACATGGTGTAAAAAAACTTACCAAAACACACACCAAATAATTTCTCCTACCCAGACCCACTTCGGTGGGTCTGGTTTTTTTTCGCCTCGCCTCTGCCTCCTTTGTGTAAAGTTGCAGAGATTCGCAAGGCGACCACTCCGTTATCTCTGCAAGTCAACCCCTTTTTTTTGAGTCGCACTCAAAAAAAGTTCTTGACGTATGAGATAGAATGGGATATATTAGGGACATATTAATATAAACGAAAGGAAATAATATGACGTTAGATCTAACCACAGTTCATAAGTGTTGTATTTGTGATGGCGATATAGAGCATCACAAAACAAAAGAGGGTAAAACTTATTGGACTCAAGGGCATAACGCCCAACCAATTAAAGAGGGTCAATGTTGCGATAGTTGTAACAACATGATTGTTCTACCTCAAAGGTTCAAGAACATTCTCGCCCTCTCTAAAGCCAACGGCTAGACCAACCTAGTCGTTAAACTCCAAGACACTCACCTCGGTGGGTGTCTTTTTTTATTTCCGTACATCACTCCTCACGCATCAAGCTCCGAAGGAGTCGCCTCTGCTTCCTTTGTGTAAAATCGCAAAGGATCGCAAGGCGACCACTTCGTTTCCTTTGCGATTGCAAGAACTTTTTTTTGAGTCGCACTCAAAAAAGTGCTTGACTCATCCCATAAAATCTTATATATTGAATTAAATTTAACGAAAGGAAAATATTATGGCTATCAAAAAACATGATGCTTACAATTTTGCAAGATCCAATGGGGTTGATTTACACCGAGAGATTGCAATGGAAGAATTATTCAAGACCGAACTTGGGGACTTCATGGACGAATTAAACGATGAAGATACGCAAGTTGTTTTTGAGTTAATTGACAAAGTTTTAGAAAAGAAAGGAATATAAAAATGGGTGTGCCAATTATTCAAGCAGACTTTAATACAGTTGATTACTCCAAGGAAGTTTTATTAACTTACTTCCCAAAGGGGTCTACTGTTTGGCTCGTGATTAGAAAAGTTTCTAGATCTGGAATGTATAGAAATATTTCTGTCCACGCAATTCAGAACAATGAAATAAGATGGCTTTCTTATCATGTCGCCAATGTCCTTGATTGGACTTACAAAGACAAAACCAACTCCGTTGGTGTTGGTGGGTGTGGAATGGATATGGGTTTCCATCTCGTCTACACTCTTTCAAGTATCCTTTACAAAGATGGATACGCACTAACTCACAGATACATATAAGAAAGGGGGACGACCCCACGCCGAAAGGCGTGGGGTCATTTTTTTGCCTCCTTCTACCTTCCTAGTTTTATCGAGTGGCAGAGGTGCAAGGTCAAAAGTTGCATGGAATCGCAAAGCGACCATTTCATTTTCCATGCAACTTAGATGCCACTCTTTGATTCGCAAGTGCCAGGACTTCCTCCAACGACCCACGCACCAGAAATCCTTCTGCCTCGGTCGAAACGGAGAGGGTCGCAAGGGTCTGGGACGCAAGAAAAGTGCAGAGCTTACCACCTTCAAACAAATATAGAGCCTTGGTCTGAGGGTGTCGAACCAAGAAAAAAGAAACATAGTTATTGGCTTTTATCCTCAAATGCGTTGATATCTGTGATAATTCTACCTTAAATTTGTTTCCTTTTGTTGGTGCTTTTAGTTCAATAAACAAAGGCAACATTTCATTAATAATTATCAAGTCTGGAAAACCACTATTAAATTTATTTTCTATTTTTTGGATAAATGTTTTTGGTGGTAGTTGTTTTTTTATTTGTAAAAAAAATTGTTTTTCTGACATTTTATTGTTGACATATATAAGATTATGTGGGATATATAATTATCATTTTAACAAGTATAAGGATAATCGAATGTTTACACAATTAGAAAATTTTAAAGACTTAGAAGTCTTTAATAATCAAAGATGGTTTTATAAAGGACTTTATATTTTAGAAACCATTCAAGAAGAACAAGATGAAACAGTACAATTAATTAGAGAAGGAAAGGGAAATTATGAGAGCATATCTAATTGATCCAATTAAAAGAGAAATCTCCGTTGTTAATTATAACGGAGATTATCAAATGATAAATGAACTTATAAATTCGCAAAGAGGTTTTGATGCAGTTTATGGGTTTAGAAATCAAGACACGTTATTTGTAGATGACGAAGGTTTGTTATTAAAAGAAAATCATGCTTTTGAATTTACATATGATAATGGTCATACTCAACCTTTGATGGGTAAGGCTTTAGTTTTAGGTACAGATGCAGAGGGCGAAAGTGTTGCAGTTAAAAGCACTTTAGAAGAAGTCGCAAGTAAAGTTAATTGGATTGGCAAAGTTAAAATCTATCATAGTCAGATGGGTTTTGAAATTGTCCCAATAGAAGCAGATGTAGAAGAAGCTAGAAATTCCAGAGTAAGGGAAGAGGTCAACGAAGTAATTTCTAAAATAGCGAAAGGAGTAAATGATGGAAGTTGAAGTTTTAGAAAAGAAAAGTCTGTCATCTTTGTATAGTGAAGTTACATTTATTCAAGGTCAAGTTAAGGCAAATCTTGAGATGCAATTACATCTAAAAAAAGAAGAGATGAAGTTGCAAGATAGAAGAGCCGATCTTGAAAAAGAAATTGTAGGTTTGCAAAATGACTAGGCTTTTAAAATTAGTCGAAAGAGTTGAGGAAGATTTAGATATCTTCCTCAATGATAAGAGCATGACAAACGAACAAGCATTTAAAGAGATAGGTGCAAAACTTTATGAAGTTGATGGACTTACTTGGAGAGGTGGATTTGTTGTTAAGATTGCAGAACAATTAATATTAGAAAACATAGAGGAAGAAAATATATGACAGTTAATGAACTAATCGAGATGTTAAAAAAACATCACAATGGAGATGATGAAGTTATTTTTTATAACTTAGAAAACTATGAACTTAAGCAATATAAATTAGAAACAATATTAAATGCAGATGGTCAATGTGAAATTACAACATATGATCCAACTAAAGAAAAGGAAAATATATGAAAGCGATACACAGAGCAAAGCAAAGATCTAACCAACATAAGAGAAAACACTCTGCTAAGTCTAGTCATTATAAAGGCTTACAACTTGGGAAAGGTGTTAAAAGAAATGGTGGGTTACTCAATGCTTTTAAAAAGAAAAGTCTTATTAGCGTATAAAAGTAATAATCAAAGTTAGGCATGGTTTCCGTGCCTAATCTTGAATATTGCACCAACAGAAAGAAAGGAGATGTTATGCAAAAATCAAAGAAAAGAGTTCAGTTTGAGAACAAGATGCTCAGAGAACTTGTAACTGATTTATTTTGGGAATACGACAGAATGAGCAGTAGTGGTCAAAAGACACTTGATAATTTAGCAAAATTAATTGGTGTCCCAACAGAAGCAGAAATAGAAGGGGTAGTAAAAAATGGAAAGTAGTTTTATTCCTTTAGCCAAAGAGCTAGAAAAATATATCCAACACCGAATTGATATTATAACGGATAGTGATTGGTTCGCAGAATTAGTTGAAGAGAAAGTTAATAAAATTTTAGAAGAAAGGGAAAAAAATGGGTAGATATTACAACGGAGATATTGAAGGTAAATTTTGGTTTGGTGTGCAAAGTAGCACAGATGCAGACTATTTTGGAGTAGAAGGAGATGCAAGATTTCTAAACTACTACTTTACTGAAGAAGATTTACCGAAGATAGAAAGTGGCATTAAGAAATGCAAACAGTATTTAGGTCGTCTTTTGAAGATACTAGATAAATTCTTTGAAGAAAATAACGGATACAATGACAAGATGTTAGTTGATTATCTAAACGACATTTATTCTTTTGAAGGGTTACCATCAAAGAAGTTTACCGAACAAGGGGTAAGACATTATTTAGAATGGTATGCAAGACTTGGATTAGGTAATCAAATCTTGGAATGTGTTAAAGAAAAAGGCGAGTGCCAATTCGAAGCAGAGTTATAATCGAGGGTATGTCCGAGAGGTTAGGAGATGGTCTGCAAAACCATTTACGAGGGTTCAAATCCCTCTACCCTCTCCAACAATAGGAGTAAAAATGGAAGAAAAAATAAAATTTAAAACTAATATCCCAGATGGATATTTTGAAAAAAAGCCAATTAATTTAATAGAATTAGAAGAGCAAATTAAAGAGTGTAAAATTATAGAAAAATTTAAAGATGGTGTAGTAGATGGATTGATACATGGCAAGAGAGATGATACGCAATCCCATCACTATTACAATTTAGGCTATGACTTTGGAGTAGCTTTGTATAATAACCAAATAGATGAGGAGGTAACTCCGTTATGAAGATGCTCAAACATCTTGACTTATGTAGTGGTATTGGTGGCTTTGCCGTAGGTTTTTCTATGGCAGAGTTA